CGCAATTAAGGTTGCTGGTGCTGATGTTAAAGCTAGTTATATATCAACTCCTGCTACTGCTGTGAAAGCTGGTGCATACATAAGACCTTTAAACGGTGTTCAATTTAGTGGAGTTGACTTAGTTAGTGGTTCAGTAGCTTTAATTATCGGTTAAGATGTACGGTTACGGATTTAGACCTAACAATAAAATGTTTGGTGGTGGTGGTGCTTCATACGGACCGTTAACTACTAATTGGATAACTGCAACGGGAGAAACTGACCCTACAATATTAGGTGCTTTAAATAATTTTGAAACTGAGATAACAGCAATAGGATTAAGCAAATTCTATTACTTATATCCATTTGTCGGGGGAAATTCTACTAAACATTCTTACAATTTTCTTAATACTGCTCAATATCCTATTACATGGTTCGGTGGGGTTACTCACAACGCTAACGGTTACACTCCAAATGGTACGACAGGGTACGGAAACACAACTTTTAACCCTCAAACTGTAGGTGTGACAAAAGAAGATTTTGGTATTACCATGTATTCAAGGACTGCAAGCGTTTTAGGAAATAGATGTCATGTAGGTGTTACAGATGGGGCGTCAAGTCATATTATACTATTTGACTTGTCGGGCGGTTCTTGGTCTGTCGCATCTTACCACAATTCAGCATTTTCATGGGTAGATGTTCTCACTAGAAAAGGAATGTTCACGGTTATACGTAAAGGTGTTAATCTTCAAGAATTCTACAGGAATGGAACGTATGATAGAAACAACACTGCATCATCAACAGGTAATATTAATTTCCCTATATTTTTAGGTGCAAGAAATTCGGGAGGGTCAGCATCTTTCTTTTCAAATTCAAATATTGCTTTACAAGTATGTCATAAGGCATTAAGTGCTGGAGATTTAGCTTTATTAAATACTGCAAATACTAATTTTCAAACAGCTTTAGGTAGATTCATATGATAGCAAAATTAACTCAAGAACAAAGAGATTCATTGGTAGGAGTTGAATTTTCTCCAAACACTTTTTTTAATTTAGATTTGAAAGATATTAACGACAATTATATTGTTCATGAAACTGAAATTAATCAATGTAATATTGAATGGTTAAAGGCTTTACCGTTAGAAGAATATCAACCTAAAGAAGAAATTATATAATGGAAGCACCTAACTACATATTCGTAGCACTTATTACGGTACTTTTTGGAGTTGTTAGATACTTCTTTAAAGACTTGCATAATAAGTTCATAGAAAGCGAAAAAAAGAGCGAAGAAATGCACGATAAGGTAGTTAAATTGGAAGGCAAAGTGGAGAGATTAGATGAGAAGATGCCTAGCGAGATAGCTAATTTAGAACGCATAATGGAACTAAAGTTTGAACAGTTTAACGGTAAGTTTGAGGAGTTAACAAAAGCTATTAGACACGCTGAAAGAACAATGACATCACAAGCAGAAGCGTTTGTAAAACTACTTCAAGAGGTTAAGAAATGAAGCAGATCATTGAAGATACATTAAAGAAGAACGGTAAGTGGTCTAGAACATCACTTACCATGTTTTCAGCGTGGTTAATAGTTGTATTTATGGTTTTCTTTGATTTATGCAAAGAGGGTTTTAGATTCGATGTATTTGTAACAATGGTAGGTGTAGCACTTGGGAGTAAATTAACTGATAGTATTGGTAAAAGAGTTGAGAAACATGAAAGTAAATAACATAATTATAGCTTTATTGATTGGTGTTTTGATTTATTTATTATTTCAGAAACGACCTTTGCATGAGCCAATAAAGTATATCAATAGATATGAAACTACAATTGATACTTTGCTAAAAGACACAACTATTTTTAAGACTAAAATAAGACTTTTTAAGGATACTATTATTGTTTTTAGAGATAGTATAACAATAGCTAAAGAAAACAGAGATACAGTCAAAATAATAGCCTTTCAAGATGCTTTGATTAAACAACAAGACTACACGATTAAATGGCATGACACTTTAATAACTCAAATTGACAGCATAATGATGTTACAGAATAAAGTGAATGAGAAGTTGTACGATAGTGTTAACGTTTTAAATAAAGATAAGCGAAGATTGAAAAAAGTAGGTATATTAGCAGGAATTGGATTATTAACTTTATTAATTATTAAATAATGGAAAACATAAGTAAACATATTAGCTTTAAAGAAGCAACTCATTCAAACACTGCAATAGCTAGGAAAATAAAAAACGTTCCTGATGCTGATACAATTGTAAGAATGAAATTAGTAGCTGATAAATGCTTTGAGCCTGTTAGGGAGTGGTACGGTAAGCCAATTAAGATTAATAGTTTCTACAGAAGTCCTAAATTGAATACTGCTATCGGTGGTGCATCTAAAAGCCAACATGTTAAAGGTGAAGCAATAGATTTAACAGCAGGAAGTATTGAAGAAAATAAGAAGTTATACGATTGGATGGTTAAGAATATCGAATTTGACCAATTAATAAATGAGTATAATTATAAATGGATTCACGTTTCTTTTAAAATGTCTGGTAATCGTAACATGAAATTCAATATTAATTAGTATATTTACTTATTCATAATTTTTTAGGTGTTTTAAATGTTTAAGGGAGGTTTTAAAGCCTCCCTTTTTTTATAACCTTTCATTTAAATTATCTAATGATTTTTGTATTTGATACAGTCTTTTTATTATATCGTAATATTTATCGACATCAATATTTAATTCTATTAATTCATAGTTTGTAAAATTCATGTAAAATATTCTATTAGCTCCTACTATTTCTGAATATGCTGAAAGTTGTAATTTTGTAGATAAGTATATTCTATCATTACTTTTAAAATCTACTATGTAAGTATCGTCTAAATGTTTTAAAATTAAATCAACTCTACCTTTAATAAATCCATTATCAATATCTACTTCACAACCTACTACTTCAAAAGTATCTTTTATATATTTAACTTTTTCAAATCCATCAAACTCTATTCCGTTTAATAAATAATTTTGTACTTCTTCATGTTTATTGTCACCTTGTTTAGATTTTTCTTTCATATACTTATCTAAACTAATACCATTCAAACCTAAGTTATTTGCCCACTTAGGAATGAATGGTTTGTCTAATAAACTAATTAATTTAGTTACTGAATACATTATCTTTCTTCCCACATATTAGTAAATTCCTTATCTGCAAATAATGAAGCTAATCCAGTTATTTGTTTAAGTCTAAGTAATTCATCTTTGTCCATTCCTATATGTTTTATTATCCATGCATCTGACATTCCAGCATTTAATAAGTCTGAAACAATATTACTCATTAATTCAATTGAATGAGAACCTCTAGCTCTATTATGTCTAATAGTAGAAGCCATTCTATTTGTTATATCTTTTTCAATAACTACACATGGTAAAAATCCTTCTTCTCTATCAAAAATTCTTTTAGAAGTTTTTAAAGTTGTATATCTATGGTAACCATCTACTATTTCATAAACATCCTCATCTGGCAAATAGTAACAAACAACTGGCATTGTATATCCATCTTCCCAAATAGAAGTTTCTAATAATTTCATTTCTGGTGGTGCTACAGCATTAGGGTTGTAAGCGTTTGCTCTTATTTTATCAATATGTATTCTTAATACATTGTAAACTGGGCTTTTAAATTTGTTTTCCATTTTTATTTATTATTTAATTGTTTATACTTATCCATTCCTTTTGTTTTTAAAATTTTATTATCCTGACTTCTAGAACAACTCATATACGTTAAACCAAAATCATTTTTCATTATTGTTATACATACAGCTTTCCAATTAGGGCAATGTCTAAATGGTGTTGAATTTTCTATATTTATTTCATCTGGCCAGTCTCCTGTTATTTTAATTATCTCGTAAACATCTTCCTTTTTGCATAGCTTACTGATTTCTCCTGTTTTTTCAATTTCAACACCAGCTTCAATTATTTGTTTTATTACTCTTGGATTTCTACCATAACCTTTAGTTTTCCATGTTTCAATAAATCTTTCTAAGTGATATTTAAACTTTTTTTTTACATTATCAGGAAGTGTATTCATTAAAAATTCAGCATATTGTTTCCATGTAAAATGCTCTGGTTTAGTTATGTTTCTCCACCCCATAGCTGTAGTTCCTCCATATATACCACCAAAATTACATCCGTTTACTCTTCCTACCATTTTACCCCAGTTGTTTGGGTCTATAACTTTGTAAAGTTTTAAACTTTCTTGACCACTTAAATGAAAAGGACTAGCTACCCTCATTTGGTCTATTGTTAATCCAGCTAAATAATACAAATCATATATTTTATTGTAGTCCCAATTAAATTTGTAATTAGCTACCCAGATATCAGTTGTTTTCCAATCAAAAATTGGATAAAAGTTTATAGTATTTTTATCTACAATTTTAGAATAATTTAAACCTTTATGCATATGTTTTCTATGCTGTGAAGTAAATATACCTCTTCTTGTTAAACTTTCATCTGCTCGTATTCCAATCAATACAGCTGTTTTTCCATATTTAGAACCAAACCATTTACTAAAATGTATTCTAGCGTCAAAACCTTTTGTTCCTTTTATAAATTCATAAGGACAATTATCTTCATTAATAACATAGTCATATTTAGGCATTTTTCTAACCCAAATATCTTTTTTATCCTTATCCCAAGGAATCCATCTTGGCTCATACATTGAAACAGAACAAGCTGCTGAAATAGGTAAACATAACCAATACTTTCTTTCTAACTGTAAATATTCAAACATCCTTTCTGCATATTCATCTGTATATTTATATCCAGCCTCATAATCTTCATAATATACTGCTAATTTATGTGTTAAATTATTTCTTACTGCATAATCATATGCTTGATTTAACATTACTCCTGAGTCTTTACCACATGAAAAAGCTACTAAAACATTATCAAAATCTTCAAATATTATTTTTAACCTTTCTTCTGTTGCATCGTATACATTCATAATTTTAATTTTAATTGATTACTTTCTTTAATTACACCTCTTTGTATTAATTCAGCTTTTTTAATGTCACTATAAGCTTTACATTTTGGTTTTGATAAACCTAATTTTTCTAAATGAATATCATTTGATAAAATTGATTTACATATTTGTCTATAACTTGGAACTTTATTTAATTGCTCTAATCTTAAAGGTGCTTCATCTGGAATTCCATTTTTATATCCTTTATTTTTCCATGAAGAGATATAATTGGTTATGTTGTTTTTCATTTAATTGATTGAAAATATTAATAACTTTTAAAGCTGTATTATCAGCTTCTAATCTTTGTTCATCTGATAATTTACTCCAAGCTATTCTAGTTAAATATTCAGGTACATTATTATGATAACAACAAGATGCTTGACCTATCCATGCTTTTTTATTACAATTTGGATTAGTTAAATTTACTTTTGTAGATATAGTCCATTTTTTTATAACATTTAAAGCTATTTCTTCAAAAATTATTTGATTACTTAAAATATTTACAGAAAAATTAATTAATTCTTCTTCGTTTGATTTGTTTAAATCATACATTCCATTTTTGTAATCTTCCCATAACCAATAAGGGTGATAAATTCTATTCATAATTGTGTTTTTAAATGTTTCAACAAATATAGTATTAATTTCTATATAAATTCAAGTTTATCAATAAATTTTCTAAATACTTCTGCAACTTCGTTATGTTGGTCACTTACTCCTTTCTCTACCTTACCATTGTAAAGACTGTTTAAGAAGTCCTCAATAACGAATTTAAGTTGGTTAGTAAAAACATTCGGTGCTACCTTGTTAGCTTCTTCTATGTGGTCTATAAGTGCTAAAAGCCCCCCAGTTGCTATTACAATAGACTTATCGAAATTAGGCTTATCACTTAGATACAACCTTAACCTTTCTTCTTCTAGTTGTGCTTTGCTTTTAATCATTGTATCTACTTTCT